GTCTTCATAATCTAGCACTAGATATTTAACTTGTTTCGGTACGTTTGCCAAGAAATAGCGTGCTTCTCGTTCAGCCTCTTCAACATCACCACCGAACCACGCAAAGTGATAAAACCCGATAGGATTTGATTGTTCCACTTGAGCAGACAAGCAAGGGTTTAAATAGGTCGTACCTTCTGAAATTTTGATGATAGTGTTAGTTGTTCCCACCTGCTCCAAAATCCCTGTAATGTCGTAGCCCTGATGGCTTGCTACGTCGATGAATAAGTCGTTTTTCTTCATTGTTCTCTCCTATTTCCACGCATCGTTCATCTGCTTCACCGCTGACTCAACAAATGTATCGAGGTCACGGTCAGTCATGCTGATGTTATATTTGCTAAGCTCAGCACGAATTTTAGTGCGTGCTTGTTCCAGCTTATCTTCACCCTTATATCCAGTTTCAGCTGCTATCTGCTCAACTGCATTTACTGCGTTCTTGGCCAAGATTTCAATGATTTTGATGGTTTTTTCACCACCTTTTTGAACAAGGTAGTCCTTGACTGCCTTAACTGTTACCCCTGCTAAAATAACAAGGATGCTGATTGCACCATTTGTGATGATTTCAGTAATTTGTTGCATTTGTATTTTCCTCCGCAATTTCTAAATTTACAAATTTATTAAACAGGGCATCGATGCGCCCATTCCCACCTAGTTTTTTGTAACTTGAGTGCATTTTGTGGATAATATCCGACTCATGAACGCTTGTATAACCACGCTTGAGAGCAACAGTAATATCACGCTCCAGCCGTAGATACATAGTAGCTAGATGTGCTTCATCATGCACAGCCAGCTTGTTGTTGATTTCAGTTATATTTTGCTTGTTCTCCTCACCGATAGCATGGATAGTGCTCAATTCCCCCTTCAGCTCCTTGAACTGTTCTTGGTTGAGATGACCTGCTTTACTGGCTCGCATGCCGAACCAACCAGTCGCAACAACTCCAATTGTGGGGGCTAGCTGAGTAATCGCATGTATCATTTTCTCGATTATTTCAGACCATGACATAAAATCCTCCTTACTCAATGCGTGGCATGACCACAGTCAACACGCCTTGTTGTAGCATCTCAGCAAGAGCCTGGTCCTTGTATGTATAGCCCTCATTAGCCTGCATCTGGAACTTAAAGATAGTCTTGGTTCCACTTGGCCATTTGGCATTGTTTTCAAACGGATAAGGCATGGCAATGATGTCTCCATTTGAGTAGCGTGTACTCTTGACTAGTGGCTTAACAAATGCTGCTACCTTGACATAGGCGTTGGTAGGCATACCTCCACTTTGTGAAATAGCAAGAGCAATCAATACCTCTGTGATAGCTGAAACAGTATCAAGATTTTCTTTTGTTTCTGCCGCTGCTTGCTCAGCTTTATCCGCTGCCTCTTTGTTCTTTTGCAGTTCTTGATTTACCTTGCTAAAACGTTCATTTTCAGCACGATTTGGGAAATTCTCTTGATAAAGAGCCTCAAGTGCCAGCTCAAAGAGTTCTGTATTTGACAAGCTGATTTTATCAGCTGGTAGCAAGATAGGTACGATAGCACCGTCTGCATTGACTAACGTGACCTTTGTAGCGGACGTGGCTCCGCTTGCATCAAATTCTTGTGATTTTGAACCATATTCTAGTTTCATATTTCCTCCTTTTTAAATTTTGAATGAAACATTATCGAAATTGAGCCAAGTGGCGTCAACGTTCTTTCTTACAACTATTTCTCCCGATGTTAAAATACATAAAACTGCGATTGTAAAATCATCGTTGAGCGCAAAAACGTAAGTTGAATGTAACGGTCTAAATCCCACTGGTAATTGTGCTATAACCGTTCCGTAAGCTGTCTTCCCTTTTGTTCCGACTCCACGCAAGTACACCACTCCATCAAACGACTTTGAATATTGTACATCATTGTACTGCTGATGATGTTGCCACCCATTTTGTAGAGTTATGTTTCGCCAAGGAGTCGGATCGCTTTCTGATTTTAGCAGAGCTACATAATCAGAGTTGTTAGTGGATTTTGATTGTTGCACTAGGTAGCGCCATGGCCTCCAGTTGTTATCAAAACCATTCTCCCTAACTGCCATATATCCTACAGATGTTGTGAAGCGTTGGATACATTCCTGAGAGTTAGGGTTAGGTCTGAAGACCTCCAACATCCCCCAAGCCCCAAATGGATTATTTTGAGAGTTTCCGTCTATCCACCAAAAGCCAGTATTTTTCATGGAATTAAAATCCTGTTTGATGATCTTCCCACATCCATTATTGTCAGTGATTTGATACTGTTGGATAGGCTGATTATTAGCGTAGATGTCACCCTTAACATCAAGAGCGCCTTGCTCACGAATTTTATTGACGCCCACGCCAGAGCGGTCATAAGACAAAACCACGCTCTCTGTGGCCACATTGACCATGAATTGCGAATTAGTGAACTTGTCCTCTAGCGTGCCGATCACAACCCACGATTGATTAGCTAGATAGTTCCCAGCAAGGTTAGCTTGTGAATTGACTAGACTTGAGATACTTGTCCATGCTCCAGTAGCTTGTCCTGTATCCGCTTGAAAATTAGTAGTACCAAGTCTTGCAACTTTGAAAGTCAAGCTCATTGAGTTCTTTTGACTCCCTGATACTGTCAGAGGTGCAATCTTGGCATTTCTTGTGACCGTCAATGTGCTAGATGTTGAACCTGTTCTTACAATGCTAAAGCTAAGCGCTGGAGCAAAATATTCAAGCACTGTTACAGATACCTCTCTAGTATCTGACCATCTGCCACGGCTATCAGAGACTCTTGCTCTGATTTTGATAGCTCCGTGATAATTCATAATGCCTAGACTTCCACCGTTTGAGTTTGTGGATTGGTTCTTGCCGACAATCTCAGCATAGTATCCAGTGATGGATGAGCCGTAAGAACCAACTGCACCATTAAACGCTACTTTGATGTTAGAGATAACCTGGATGAATGTGTTACCATTTGGGATGAGATTTTGTGCTGCACCATTTAGATCCGACAATGAAACCCCTGCAAAAGTAGGCTTGATATTATCTGGTACACTTGCCGTCAAGGTTGTTGACTGTGTGCCAGTCTTGGTAGAACCTGAATACGTATCAACGTAGATAGTCCCTGTCCCACTCGCTGAGTTTGGGATGTCGTTTGCGAAGTCAAGAGGGATCATCCACGTTGTGGATGTGTCTACATTCGTCGCAATCGTTCCACTCTTACCAGCCCAGGCATAGCGCACTGTATGCTTAAAACTGGAACTTTGACGGTTAATGTTGATAGTAACCGCACTGCCAATGACTCCAGTGCTCACGCTCACAGAGCTAGATCTTGGGATTGTTGTCAAAGTAAACGAGTTACCATCAATATTTAGATCGCCAGGAGACCATCCACCACTCCCTGAAAAGCTAGCGGACAAATTAAATGTCTTGGTTCCGTCTGCGTTATGGCCGACTGTGACAGTTCGGTCAATTAGCATGATTACCTGATTTTGACTAAGCATTGATGGACGTCCTGACCAGTTGATAGTCTGTCCATCAATAGTCACCGAAGCAGTACAGTTGTATTCTGCGAAAGTCGTAAAAGTATTTAACAAGGCAAGTCTAACTCTGACTTGACTGCTATTGTCTTCAATGCTCTGCGAGGTTTGATCTAACCACAATCTGATACGATAACCTCTATTAGTATTTGACCAAAAATCAGCCATTAAGCACCTCCTGCATATCTAATTACGTTCATATCTGGGTTAATGTGATACTGCTCTTCTCTAAAGCGTCCTATCTGGATAGTTTTAGAGAAAATACCGTTCTCGATGTGGATTACACCTTGAGAAATATACATAACCTCTACACCAGCTGAATACATTGAAATGCGTCCGTTAGGGTTGAACATCATGCTAGAACTACCGTCATTCTTACCAATGACAAGACCCTCATTAGATGAGCTCATATAGCTATCGATGAAATTCCAGCGGTCAGATAATTCTCCAAGATCCTTAGCAATGTTAGAAACACGCTGACTAGCTGAAATCAAATCTTTCTCAGCTTGCGCCCTCGCTGTCTCGTTGGCCTTGACAAAGTCCTTGTAAGCCTTTATCCAATTATCAAGTGTGTCAGCGCTAGCCTTAGCCTCAACCTCAGCTTGAATAATCCCAGTCTTTTCATTTAGCGCATTGATTTGTTCCTGAGTCAGCCCTTGATCAGCTTTAGAGTCAATGTCTCTCTGAATATCTTCAGGAGATGGAGACCAGTCTGTGGGGATAGTGCCTATCTCTAATTTAATTTTAGCGTCTTCGTAAGTTCTAGCAGATAGTCTAATAAATTTAGCAGTAGCTGGTACTGTAATATTATTGACGATATGCCACTTTTGAGAACGAACAGTATAACTGTCCTTACCTGTAAGTCGAGTTCCGATAAGTGATTTATTAGAATCGTAAAATTGCCAAGCATGCCAAGGCATTCCTCCAGCAGGGATACTTACCCAAAGCTGATAGATGAGATTGGATGCTCCATCGATTTCAATAAAATCGGACGTTCTTTCCTTGTTCACGGTATTAGCTGCGTAAACAACCCCAGCATTCCCTAAATACCCTGCAACAGAAGTGTTTTGAACAAACCTGTTCTGTGAACCAACCTCAACTTTAGCCCAACGATCAGCCCATTTGTACTTCGTTTTATCTGAGCTATCGGTTTTTTCATAGTCTGAATAATGACCAAAATAACGCTGTCCATTATCTGTCATTGTCAAACCAGAACCATCCGCATTGTCAGAGTACGCAAAGTGAACATAAGGTGTTCTTCCATCTGCTCCAGCTTTACCTGGTAGTCCATCGGCACCATCGCGACCACGCCATCTCGTCCAGCGATAGTCAGCAGGGTTGACGCTGTCAGTTGAGTTGAAATCAACATAGACCCCTATATAGGCCTTGTCGGCGTTTGTCTGGCTAAATCCACTCCCTGAGATAGTATCGGCGTAGGCAATGTGAGTGTACTTTGTACGGCCGTCAGCGCCTTTAGGACCAGGGATACCTTGGTCACCTTTTGGACCTTGTAAACCTTGGAGACCAGGCAAACCTTGTTGACCACGTTCACCTTGAGGACCTCTAGGTCCTGGCTCTCCTCTATCTCCTTTTTGGCCAGTTTCACCCATTTTTGCAACAGAAAAACCTGTCTCAGAGGTGTTATCTGTGTAGCTCCAGGTTGTTTTAGTCCACAAATACTGCCCAGCTGGTACGCTAGGGATTTGAGATGCCCATCCACTAGATGGTGGAACAGTTCCTGATGTGGAACTAGCATAAACTACGGCTGTTGCACGAATGCCAACACCGTCCTTGCCAGCGACACCATCTCTACCAGTATTTCCGTCTCTACCAATCCTAGCTACTGAGTAGCCTGTCTCAGAGGTGTTGTCTGTGTAATTCCAAGTTGTTTTAGTCCAAAGATATTGTCCAGCTTGAATAACTGGAACAGAACTTGCCCATCCAGAGTTTGGAGCGTTAGTTCCTGAGGTAGATGGTGCATAAGTTATTACAGTGGAATGCAAGCCCACACCATTCTTACCAGCAACACCGTCCTTGCCTGGGTCACCTTTGTCTCCTTTAGGGCCATTTAAGCCGTCTGATACATTTACTAGAGAAATTTCATCTACTGCGACTTCTTCATTATCAATGTAAGCTGCAACAGTCAATGTGATTACGCCAGAAACATCTCTACCTCTAGCTGTGTATGTCTGACCAGTTGTTACAATCCCATTTAAAGACCATCTCCAAGTAACTCCAGCTGTTATCAACTTACCGCCCTTGTAAAGTGCAGGAGTGATAACACTTTCACCAGCTTGATTTTTAAAGATGATTCCATTGCTAGTAGATAGCTTGATAATGTAAGGCTTAGACTGCTCAAATAAGCGCTCAAGAGCCTCTTGTATTCCGTCTGATAACTGATTTTCGAAGGCTTTAAAGTTCGAAAATACTGTTTTGTTGCTTGCTGGATTTGAAAAGCTGATTTTCTGTTCAGTAACTCGCGCTTGAACTACTAGCAAAGGATTGAATCCTGAATCATGAATTTTGACTGTATCGCCGATTTCAACATCGACAAAGCCATCGACTTCATAAGTGATTGCTGGATAACAATGTTTTTTCAGTTCATTGTATGCCAAACGTCTTAATTCTTTAGGGTTGTCAGTATCGTAAGAAAAATCTTTTATTGTGTACTGGTCTAGTTCACCTGTTGAATGTGTGAATGTTGATGGATATAGTTGCATAGAGATAGGTGCAACAAGGTGAGCCCCTAATTGATAAAATTCACAAATTCCATCCTTGTTGTACTTTTTCCACTCGTCAAGACCACTTATTGTAACAACTTCTTCAACTTCCTCACCTTTATTATTTTTAACTCGTCTTTTTCCTGTTGGTTTGATTGAGTTAAAAATGCCAGTCTTATCAACTTTTCTAGTGATAGAATTGATATTTTTGCCATATTTTAACTGTATATCATTTCTGGTACGGCCTACGCCTTGATGGTTGTCATCGTTTTCATGATAGACATTGATAGAGAATTTCTTAATTGTACTGTCAGCATTTAACTGTGTATAAAATTCAATCTCTGCATCAAATTGTTTGGCTAGGCTTAATAGACGGGCCAGTTTGGTTTCTTGCCCCTCCCATTCCAGAGTACGCTTATAATCTGAAATTTCATTGATGCCGATGGATAGGTGAGTATAGTTTAACAAGCCCATAGCCTCACAATATTCAGCAAAGCTCATAGCCTTTGTAGCCTTGTAAGGGTTGGTTATCTCATTGATAAGCTCAAGATTGAGGTTTTCGCAATAACATTTAATTGTCTGCTCATTTTCTTCAACCTGCATAACGTTGAAAATAAAGCTCTTGCCATGATATTTGAAAGATACCCACGCCCGTTCATTCAGATAAGAATAGGCTTTTTGGGTTGGAGTGTCTGACTTAATAGCCTTTTTAAATACAGTAAATTCAAAAGTAGATGATCCTGTTGGTAAGCTTCTATTCCATGTATCACCATAATAATTAAGTGTACTTTGTTTGCGGTTATCAACAAAAGCAACCTTTTGTAAGTTTGCATCATGAATTGTTAAAAGCATTATAGCCACCTTTCTTCAAATTCGATTGTCACGGTTGGTTTTTTCTTTATAAAACTTGAAAAATACATCTCAAGTTTAGAATTTCCAGGCGGTATAGATAGCCATTGTGAGCCATCGACAACCTCTTCAGCTTTAGCGATTCCGTCAATATAGACCGTATCATCTTCACTGTTAATTACAACATTTGAACCGATAGGATAGCGATTAGGAATGTCTCTTGATGCTTGCACAAAGTCCTTACGATACATCAACTCATCAAGATATAAGTAAGAGATGATTGGCTTTCCGTGAAAAGCGCCTATCGTGACATGGATTTTAGCTGACTTTTTGCCCCTGATTTCAGGGACGACAAAATTATAGTATGAACCGTTGTAG